ATAAAAATAATAAGAAACGAAGGAGAAATGAAAATGTCAACTCAGCAAGAAAAACTCGCAAAAATGAAAGCACTATTCGGTGCACAAGACAGCAACAATAACGAAAACCGTCCAAGCAATTATTACCGCTTTTGGAAAATGGATTTCGAACAATCAGCAACAATACGTTTACTACCAGATGCTAATGAAAATAATGAAATGGAATTTACCGTTGAAAAATTCATGCATAATTTGGAAATCAATGGAGAATTCCGAAGCGTACCATGCCTTAAAATGTACGGTGAAGAATGCCCTATCTGTGCAGTGTCTTCTGCCTTCTATAAAGAAGAAGGTAAAGATTCTGTTAACGGTAAGAAGTACTGGCGTAAAAAGCAGAACATCATGCAAGCATTAGTTATTGAAGACCCACTGGCTCCAAATGCGGAAACTGGTGAAAATTCAGAAGGTAAGATTTGCTATATCAACGCAGGTTTCCAACTTTTCAGCGTTATCAAAGAAGCACTTACGGGTGGTGATTTGGAAGCTGTTCCATGGGATATGCGCGAAGGCTACGACTTTATAATCAAGAAAACAAAGCAAGGCGAAAACGCCAAGTATGACCTTGGTTCAAAATTTGTACGTCGTCAATCAAGCCTTACAGATGATGAAATTGCGCATGTCGAAGAAGAAGGTATCGACTTGGCTACACTTATTCCCGGCAAACCAGCCATTGAAAAAGTTGAAGCAATGTTAAATGCAGCCCTCACAGGCGAGCATTACGAAGACGGTTTTAATTCTGGTGGTAATAGTGTATCAACTAAACCAGCCGTAGTAGAATCAACACCTACCCCAACTGTGACAGAAACGACTAAACTTGTAGTCGATGAAGTTGTAAGTGAACCAGTAGTAGAAACACCCGCCTCTGCCGCAGGTTACGCCGACAAAGGTAACGACGTATTAGAAATGATAAAAAACCGCAAACGCAGTGAAGCGTAAGGTAACTTATCATGGCTGATTTTCTCGCGGGAATGAACAAAACCCTACAGAAGTCTGGATTCGATGTGGGGGAGGCACCTCCCCCACGTTGGTGGATTTCAACAGGCAATTTTGTATTAAATAAAATTATATCAAAACACTTTAACCGTGGTATTCCACAAGGTAGACTAACCGCGTTGGTTGGACCAGCGGGTGCAGGTAAATCCTACATACTTTGTAACCTTATGCGTGAAGCGCAGAAAGATGGTATGATTGTTGTAGCACTTGATTCCGAAAATGCATTATCTGACGATTTTGTTTCGGCGATTGGTGTTGATATTGATAACAATTATAGTCACATTCATGTGGATACAATTTCTGATGTCATCAACATATCATCAACAATTATTCAAGGTTATAAGGCGGAGTATGGGGAAGACCCCGACGCCCCAAAACTTTTTATAGGTTGTGACAGTCTTGATATGTTGATAACTGATACTGAAATGGAAAACTTTACAAAGAAAGGTATTGTTAAAGGTGACCAAGGTCAGAAGAACAAGCAATTAAAAGCTATGCTTCGCCCCCTTGTCCACGCTATTAAAAAAAATAATATCACGATGGTAGTCACTGACCAAGTATACAAAAACCAAGATTTGAAAAATGGTGAAGGTGTATGGATTGTCAAAGATGCAGTGCAGTACTCATTATCACAGATTGTAATGATAACTAAATTGAAACTGAAGAACGATACGAAAGATAAGCAACACGTAACAGGAATTAAGATGAAGTGCATGGGTCATAAGACTCGATTCGCCCAGCCTTTCCAGTCTGTTACAATCGAAGTTCCATATGAAACAGGAATGGACCCATATAATGGTCTACTTGCTGTTGCTAAGGAATTGGGTATCGTTAAACAAGGCGGCTCTTGGTATACTTACAAAGACAAAAAATTCCAAGCAAAGAATTTTGATACTGTCGCTGCTGATATTCTGGCAGAATGTGAGAACACTAACATAGACTTCCTCGAAGCTTCAATGGAAGATTATCACGAAGTAGAAGCCGAAAAGCAATCTACTAGAAAGACAAAAATCGCCGATAAATTAGACGATTAATCTGTTGACATTTGTAACCATATGGTGTATAGTCGCACCATATGGTTATTTTGTTTATAAGAGAAAGAAATGTTTACCCACCAAATTAAAGCGTTTCGCACTGCTGCGGAACTTATGAAAGACAACATGCTAGTCAAACACTACGCAGGTTCTATTTCCTATGGCACCAACCTTCCTACGTCCGATGTGGACTTCCGTGGGATTTTTTGTGGTGACCCTGTTAATATCCTAACACCTTTTTATGTTGTCCGCGAATGTGACGACGCAACAGAAGAAGATACGAAGCTGTACGAAATGTCACACTTTTTTAAACTATGCTTGGATTGCAATCCGAACATCGTGGAAAGTCTTTGGTGTTCAATGGAAGACGTTGTTTTTAAAACTGATGCATATGATTTTATTCGTGAACATCGTAGCGATTTCTTGTCATCGAAAATCGCATTTACCACTACAGGATATGCTTTTGCACAACTTAAAAAAATAAAATCGCATAATAAGTGGGTAAATAACCCACAACCAGAGCAACCACCCCAACCAAAAGATTTCGTTTCCATGATTCAATACTTCGGTAAAGATAAAATGATGAAATTTAATATTTCTGATTGGAACGATGGGTATAGGTTTGTCCCATATGGCTCTGATGTGTATGGCATTTATGATGAACAGGGTAGAGAATTATACGATAAGTTTGGTAAATTAAATACGGATTTTGACGGTTCGCGTGAAGATTTATCTACACCTAAAATAATTGTTAAATTTAACAAATCTGAATTTAAGATAAAATTAGAACATTGGAAGCAGTATTGGGAATGGAAAGTTCCAAAGGACAATAAGGCGAAGTTATTTTATAAATTAGAAGATGAAATATATCGGCGAAATATAAATGGCTAAACACGCGACGCATTTATCATAAATACTTCTGATAATGGGAGTATAATATGATTGTGAGAAAGATTACAGAAGAAGTTCTAAAAAAGAGGTCAGAGGGTATAAAGAAGGCAAAGTCTAGTAAAGAACATAGACAAATGATGTCTGATATAACTAAACGATTATGGCAAACCGAAGATTTTCGTAGAAAAAATTCGGGTCGGGTTCCATGGAATAAGATTCCAAATGAACAAAGAATAGAAAAATTTTGTGGGCAGTGTAATGATGTGATGTACGTAGTACCATCACGAAAAAATAAAAAGTTTTGTAGTAAGAGGTGTTCCGATGAGTATAAGACGGGTAGGATACACACAAATTGGAATAGTAATAGTTTAAAAAACTCTGGATATAATAGTTGTTTGTCGGGTTGGTACAAACATGAAGAATTTAGTTTCAGGAGTTCATATGAATTAAGCGCAATGGTTGAATTGCTTAACGAAAATAAAACATTTAAAGTTGAACCATTCTATATATGGTATGAATATAATGGAATATTATGTAGATATTTTCCAGATTTATTGATAGAAGATGAATTGGTAGTTGAAGTAAAGCCATTGAAGCAAATGGAAGATGAAATTAATATATTGAAGTTTGAAGCCGCCAGAGTCTGGTGTGAAGAGCATGGATATATTTTTGAAATATGGAATGAACAAGATATAAAATTATTATCAAATGATGAAATTAATAAGTTAGTTAACATTGGTGATGTTAATTTGACAAACGAGATAAAACATGTTAAAAGAAAAAGCAATTAAGACTGGCGACTTAACCGATGAAGAAATTGAATCCTTATCTGATGAAGATTTAAAAGATTTGTATCATACTATGAAGCGCCATGCTGATTTTGAAACAAACCAAGTAGATTTTAAGAATGCTATGCATTTGGTTCGCCTGCTAAGAATGGGCGAAGAAGCATTGACAACTGGCGAAATCATCGTTAAACGACCAGACGCAGAAGAACTATTGGCTATCCGTCATGGTTCTATGACGTATGAAGAAATCGTTGAATATGCCGAAGACATGCATGATAACATCATCAACAACTTGTATAAGACAACTGACCTTCCTAAGAAGCCTGACTTGAAAAAGGTTGCGCAACTTTTGATGGACACACAATATATGGTTTGGGGTTGGAATACAGAAGACAACTACGATGGTACTTTTATTGACGATGAAATATACTGGGCGTAAATGGTACGAAACGCAAAAATAGACTTTTTTGGCGAAGACAGTCCGTTGTTCGCCAAAAAAGCTCCGCCTAAAAAGAAGACGGTGAAGAAAGTAGCTGTCAAAAAGCGTACAAGAAAGAAACTTTCCCTTGATGAATTATTTGATGCAAAGAAACCAACGCCGAAAAAGCGAGGACCAAAGTCACATGCTCAACTCGAAGAAGATAAGATTGTCGCCGACAATAAACGTATTGCGAAAAAGCGTGTGGCACGTGAAAAGAGCCGTCCGAAGAAAATGGAGAAGTCTTTTCCGAAGGTTACTTCGCCTACAGATTGTAAGAATATTCTTCCCGCTTTCAAGAAGAAGTTAAATGAACAATGGGCAGTATTGGAAAATGGTAACTTAACAGAATCATCAATGGTCGCCAGTTATATAAATGGTGCCATGTCTGTATGTAAAGAAAGCCGCCCCAAAGAATATGACGAATTGTACGTATTAAGATTAATAGCAAAGAGAATTTATAGTGAACGAACCTAGACAGTACAGTTATGACAGAAGAAATTGAAAATTTAAAAGAACTATATCTTGAAGATTTAACTAAGATTGTGAACTATGGTGGCATCGATAGAACGCGTGTAGCTTGGCCGGGCAAATGGCGGAAGTTAGAATACGGTCTTCAACTTAACGAAGGTGTTGGTGGACCAGTATCATTAGAAGGTATAAAAGTTTGGGCGTGGTCCGACCTGCATTTCTGGCACAAGAACATCATCGCATTTAGTGAACGACCATACGATAATTGTGAACAGATGCATGAACATCTTCTCGCTAACCACAACGAACTTGTCGGTAAAGACGATATTGTAATTTGGGGTGGTGATGTTGGTTTCAAAGGCACAACTATCCTTAATGAAATGCTCGCTGAATATAATGGTTACAAAATTTTGGTAGTTGGGAATCATGACTTCAACGGTAAGAAAATGCGGAAGTTGGCGTTTGATGAAACGCATTTAGTGTACGCGGTTGAAACACCCGAAGTCAGTATGTTGTTTACGCATTATCCGATGTATAATATCCCGGCGCCTTGGGTTAATGTTCATGGTCATTTGCATGCGTTCCCGAACCCGGTTTCTAATCACCCACGACACATTAATATTAATTGTGAAGTGCAGGGCTACAAACCCCGTCCACTAAATGAGATTGCCAAAGCCGCTCATCTAAGGGTCTTGGCAGAAGATTTATAAATAGGTATATGGTAAAAGAAAATGAGTAAGCATAACCATGGCGGATTTGCACAAGATGTATCGTACATTATTCGCCAAGTATCAACCCTTCCACCCGAAGAAATTCAAATCCTATATGGTATTGAATTACTTGAAGATGGTAAGGTATTTGACCCAACGTACAATCAAAAATTTGATAGTGTGGGACAGTGGGCAGAATTTAGTGTCAACGAAGACATGACCGAATATGACGAACACTTCACGTATAGTGATGGAGAATATGAATAATGTTAATGGAAGAAGTGAAATCTACGCAATATAAAATATATGTTGACCTCGATGGCGTACTAGCAGACTTTATTGATGGTATAAATAAATTATTAAACAAGTCTTATTCACAGAAAAAGTATAATTCAAATCCGAAATATAAAAAGGAAATGTGGGATGCTGTAAATGAATATTCACATAAAGGTGGTAAGCTCTGGCAAGAATTAGAGCTGCTACCCGATGCTAAGGAACTTTGGGATTATATCGAAAAATATAATCCAGAGATTTTGTCGTCCTGTGGTGGTGACGAAGGTGCAAGAAAACAAAAACCAATATGGGTTGAATCGAAATTTGGTAAAAATGTAAAAGTTAATATTGCCAATAGGTCAAACTTAAAAGCAGAGTTTGCATCAGCAGATAGTATTTTAATTGATGATAGTAAAAAGTCAATTGACCCTTGGGTGGCAGCTGGTGGCATTGGTATCTTGCATACTTCTGCCAAAAACACAATAGTGGAATTAAAGAAGCTTGGATTGTGATAACACTTAAGACGTTCTTTAATGTCCGCATCGAAAAAGCCGCAGCATGGCGCAGTGCTTGGAATGCTTTAGCCAACAGCGACAGACGTATTGGTAGATGGCAATTA